GTTAATGTCGCTTGACAGCTTCATTGATGCAGCTTCACCGTAACGTTTAAGCTGCGATGGGTCGCGCAGGTTTTTGCTGGACATTGTGCCCGGTGCTGAACGATGGTAGCCCAAACCAACAGGTACGGACAATTGGGTAATATCACCAAAGTTTGCAGTTTGATCCATGCCAGCATAAGTCACCGCATGATACGGTTGTGGACGCCATACACGATCACCCATGCGCTCAACCGCTTGGTCAGAACCGAGTTGATACTTTTCGCACGCCTTCGCAATAACAAGACGGTCATCAAACATCGCAAGGACGTCATCAAACATTACAATTTCGGATTTATTAAAACCGTTAGCCATGATAGCTATTCCTTATATAAATTTACTTTTGGGTTAAGGCGCGCTTATAAGCAACGACCGCAGAACGATCTCCACTTTTTTCCGCAGCCTTTTCGAGTGCTTCAAGTTTCTTGTCAACTTTCCCCTGCGACAGCGTAGAGCTTGAACGCGGTAGGTCACTTGACGGTTTAGGTTTTGGCTTGTTCACGCCGTTGCGCTCCTGTAGGTCTTTTTCAATTTTACCGACCGCAACTGCAAACTTTGCGAGGTCTTTAATTTGTGCAAGATCAGCTAATCGTTTTGGGCTTTTACCAAGTGCCAACACCATCAAAGCAGGATTATCCGCACCAGCTAGAATTACTCCCTGCTGTTCCATAGTCAGCTTTTCAGATACTTCATCTTCAGCATCCTTATAATCAGGTGCTTTCAACTTAGCAATCTGTTGCTTGTATGATTCGTGCTTCGCTTCCTGAGCTTTAACTTGTTCAGCTTGCGCGGCTTTTTGGCGATCAGTGGCGGCTTCAATCTCTCGCTTGTCTGAGTACCATTTGTCCATCGCAGTTGAATAAGCTTCTTCGTCGTAATCAATCCCTTCATCGCTTAGTGTAGGCTTTGCGCCCAAAGTCTTAACCTGTTCAGGCTGGACTTGTGGCGTTACTTGCTGCAACTTAGCTTTAAGTTCTCGATTTTCACGTGCAAGCTCTTTTTGCTTGGTGCGTAATTGTTTCACCCACGGTTTAGCTTCACTTTCTTCATCTTCCGAAGTTGGCGATTCTTCGCTGTCTTCATCAAGATTGACACTTAACGGTTCGCTTTCTTCCTCTTCATCGGTTTCCACCGCGTCCGATTCGTCTAGCCCAGCGTTAATATCTTCGTCATTCTCAACTTCAACTTCTGCCAATTGTTCACTCATTAAAACCTCTACACTTAACTCATCCCATTTATGGCTGGAATGGTTGCCATTTCTTTAATAAATGTACGTTATCACTGTGCGTTATTTTGTGCAAGCATTTGCATTGGATTAGCCGAAGGAATGCCGACCGCCGCGCCAACTGGCTGCTGCTGTACTTGCTGGTCGTTCTGTTCAATCTGCTGCTTTGCGCCGAGCTGTGATGCTTCGATGGTCTGCAATAGCTGAATCAATCCGCTTAATTGCACACCCTGCAATTCATTTAACTTTGTCGCAGTATCTACTCGCGTTTCGTCTGCGTCCGCTAATTTCTTCGATGTGTCTGCGCTCAGGTTTTTAGCCTTCGCCTCTGCCTCTTCCGCCAATGAATTAGCGAGCTTGGTGTTCGCATCAGGTGGCGCATTAGCCGCATTCGCTTGCGCTTCTTCAATCTCTTTCTGTTCGTCATCGTTTGGCTTGATAACGCCACTTGTGATAAGTTTCTTACGGGCAAATGCGCGCAAATCTTGCAAGCCTTCACCTTCAACGTTTGAAAGGATCGAACCAACAATCGCTGATTGATATTCTGGATCAGTCGTATAAGGGAGCATCTTTTCTAAACGTCCAATCATCGCATCACGTCGAGTCGTATAGGACGCACCCACATCAACCACTACATCAAACTTTCCTTTCTGTAGGTCGTTTTTAAGTACAGGTACGCCATCTTCCATTGATGGTTGTTTCAATTCGATTGTTTCTTGTGTTTCATCCGCGCCGATTGAGCGCATCTTGCGTCCAGCTTCGTCGTATAACTCTTTGACCATTGACAACCAAACACGCCCCGACTGCTCCATAGCCTTCGCAAAGTTGTCCATATAGATATACGCTTGCATGTCGATCTTAGCTTGAACCATCTCAATAGCTTGTGCGCTCGTATTAGACACAAGCTGCTCGCCTTGTTGCTGAGAGCCAGTTAATTCCGCAACATCTGCGCCTGATATTTGAATCAATCCTGTTAATGCCTGAGGAACGACAGGCGGTTGAGTAAATGCCACTGGTTGACGCGGCATGACTTGACCGCTTTGATCGTAAGTGTCATTAATCAACAAGAATGGATGACGTGCAACATCATCGTCAGCCCATGATTGTGCATGCCCTGCGACTTGTTCAGGTGTGAGAATAGGGCGTTGAATAGGATTAGCAACCGCCAATTCTGCAAGCCCAGAAACTTCCATGTTGTACAGTTGCTGCGGGTCTTTGCTTAAGCGGACGTGGCCACTGATACGTTCAATGTTATCAATGAAGATCCGCTTACCGTAAAACGGGATGATCGGGATATACATCCCTGCAATAATCCCGCAATCTTCTAATACGTTTTGACCGTCTACAATGTATTTATGAATCTGTTTTTTCTTTACTTTCTTGCTTCGCGTTTCAACATAGCCTTGAGCGATTAAATCAGCGATTTCTTGAGCATGATCCTTATCGTCAATTACCTTGATTTCTTCGCCTGTCACTTGTAACGTAAATACTTTAACCGTTTGTTTAATTAACTCAACTTCGTAATATTCTGCAATGTAAATAGCTTCAGGCGCGAACCAGTCGAAATACTCCAAATTAACGGTTTTATCCATTGTTGCGGCGCTTGCTTTCTCGCCATATTCTTCTTCGTAAGCATCAGGTGACATCGAGCTAAGAACCCAGCATCTTTTCGCATCTGACTTATCTTGACGTTTCGCGTCATTGTCAAAGAATACACATGAATCAGCGTCAAATATTGGATCAATGCAAATACGCTGCTTGTCGTCATCCTCGTCGTATTCATCCTCATATTCGTGCTTTAAGCGCCACGCACCCATGCCGCCACTAACACCTTCTAAAAAAGCATTATCGTAGGCTTCTTTTGCGTTGTATTCGTTTTCATCAGCACGAAGTAAACCGTTTAATGTTTCAGCGGTATCATCGTTCGCTGCATCGTCTTTAGGTTTGAATGTTACTGATATGCGATTGTTTGAATATTCGTTGATAATCCGAATAACGGATAAATGAACTTTGTTGATTTCAAATCTAGGACGATTAGCAAATTGCCGACCGAAGTTATTTTCCCATTGCGCACCTGTGATGAAACAAAACCGACGATCCTCAAGACACTGCAAGCGTACTTCTGACTGTGATGTGTAAGCTGATTGAAAGCCTTTCTTCATCGTTTCATGAATTATTTGCAATGCTTGAGCGGATGCCATTTCTAAACCTTATGAGTGGTATTTCATTTCGGAATACATTAGCACAGTTTTAGAGAAATGTTTATATCATCATCTCTTAATTGTCAGCCCGGCTACATCACACAATGACTCAAAGATATACCCTGTTAAATATGCGCGTACTTCGTCATTATCCATTGAGATTGGTACGCCTTTCACATCCAATATCTGACCACTCATATGCACCGCTTCATGCGCCGCCGTCACATGATTCTTATCCTTGAGCATCATGATGTAAAACGTCTCATCATCAACATTCATTCGAATACTTGCACCTCTCGATCTATCCCACACTCCTAGTATTTCATCCATTTGCAAAGTGCAGGCATTAGGCGCGTCAATAATCTCTCTATTATGCTTTTCAAACTCTCGCATTTGCTTAATTGAGGTTAAGCATAAGATAGTGACCCTAAAAATATCCACACTGATTTTCTTTGATTTCGCTGGTGCAAATAGTTCTGTCATATTACCTTCTGAAATGGTTTGTTCGGGCTGGGATTGTCACGCTTGCTGGAGGCGCAGCAACATGACTCATGTTCTTAACGTTGATAGCAAGGTATCTACAAGCATCCGAACCA